GACTTCTTTACTGATTCCTTTCAAGGGACTCAGAATTTTCCACCTTACAATATAATTAAACGTGATGGTACAAGTTACGACATTGAAATGGCTGTTGCTGGATTCGCAGAAGAGGATCTGGACATAGAATATGCCGACAATGTTCTTACAGTATCATCTAAAGAAAGTGAACCTTTTAAAGACAGTACTGAACCTGAATATGTACACAAGGGAATTGCTGTTCGTAAATTTACCAAAAAGTTCTCCCTGGCCGATGATGTCGTTGTGAATGATGCATCCATGAAAAATGGCATGCTGACAATCTCAATGGAAAAAGTCGTACCAGAGGGAAAGAAGAAACGATCAATAAAAATTGTATCTGAATAAGTTTGGGTTTCCAGACCCATTCATATCGGTTCTCAAAACCTATGTCATAATATAAGAGTGAGAGAGTGGTCATCAGGTTTGACGGGGTGGCCCAGTGGTGAGTACACTGGCGAAAGCCCCTCTCACTTTTTTGACTTGACATTTGAATTTTTTCTGATATACTTATATTATGATAAAAAATAATGAGATTCAATGGGAATATGACTTGGTTCCACAAGTTGTCCAGCATAATTTGGATGATCTTGAAGTTCCAGTAGATTCCGTTGGCTTTATCTATCTTTGGACAAACTTGAAAAACCAAAAATGGTATCTTGGTAAACATCAAGGTTATCCAAAAGATGGGTATTTGTTCTCTTCTGAAGATGAAGACTTTTTGTCAGATTTCACAGCAGAGGATTCACAATTTCGTTATGAAATTGTTTGTTTTGTAGATACTAATAATACTGATTTAACTAACATGGAGCGCAATATGCTTTTGGCTAAAGATGCCAGACAAAATCCATTGTCTTATAATAAGTCGAATGGTATTCCAGTTCTAGTTGATGAGCCGGATTTGAAGAAGGTTATGGTTCTCGCGGAGAGAATCTTAAATCAAGAATTTCCCATTGTTGATAGGGTTTCTGTTAAGTCCCTTTCTGATAAACAGATGAAGGGTGAGAGGATTCAGAGTAGGTTGAAGGATGATCCTCAACATATCAAGAATATCACTGGTCATATCAATGATGAGGGTGGTAGAACACATAAATGTAATCCTATTGTGATTGCTAAGGGATATGTGTGGAAGAACAGTAAGGTAGAGCCTATCCTTGATGGTAATCACACCATTCAAGCAGCTAAGAAGTCTCAGAAGGGTACTCATCTGAGAGTGCAAGAAGTACCTGCTGAGGAGTTTGATGATTTTACCGATATGGAGATGATTCTCCTTTGTAATGCGTTGAACCCTAACCCAGAAGTTTCTAAGAAGGCAGCTGATGTTGATGACTTCGAGAAGTTCATTGAGAGAGGTTACAACGAATCTGGAATCACCATTAAGAGTGAGAACAATAAGTTGATTGGTAAGGAAGTCTTCGGTCTTCATGGGAATACTGTCAAGGCTGCAATGGATAGAGTCTTGAACAGGATTGAAGAACATAGTAAGGAAACTGGAGAAGTCTATATTGACTATTCCACTCCACTCTACAAGCCTCGTTTAGAGAGGAAGAAGAGTAAGTTTAACAGTCTGAAGGGTGTTCGTTGCATCACTTTTAAGTCATCATTTTTCAAGTTGAATGTGGTGATTTCAGAGTTGAGTGATATGGTAGAACTCAATCGTTCTGATGAGTTTGAACTCAATGAGTTGAGGATCTTGATGTGGCATGGTAAGCCTTCTCATAGAACAGATTGGTTTGATAAGTACGAGAAGCAACATAAGATCGAATTCAAGAATGTAACTGATGGTTGTGGTATTAAGACAACTTTCTATTACATGGAAGAATGGGATTCGGGAGAAGATAACTAATGATTGAATATAAGTTCAACGAGGGAGAGATCCTGAAAGAACTCAAGGAGTATATTGATGGTACTTATGGCCAACATTATTCTTCTGGTAAGATTCAATCCACTGAATTTATCATAGACGCTGGGCATGGTGAAGGGTTTGCCCTAGGTAACATTATTAAGTATGCCCAGCGTTATGGTAAGAAGAATGGATTTAATAAGGATGATTTGCTCAAGGTCATCCACTATGGTATTATTGCATTGAGCATACATGAAAACAGATTTCCTAACAGGACTATAGATTATGAAAATAAGTAAGCATTGTGCTAGTATGTTAAAAAACTTCAGTGATATCAATATGTCAATTGAAGTCAAGGCTGGGAATACCTTGAGAACTGTATCAGTTCAGAAAAATATTCTTGCGGAGACTGTAGTAGAAGAAACTTTTCCTCAAGATTTTGCAATCTACGAGTTGAACAGATTCCTTGGTGCAGCTTCACTTTTTGAAGATCCAACATTTGAGTTTGGAGAAAAGTCAGTTAGAATAGGAGACTCATCTCGCAGTATAGATTATGTCTATTGTGATCCAACCATGATTGTAACACCGCCAGAGAAGAACATAACAGTTCCAGATGCAGAGGTGAGATTTAAGTTATCTCAGGATAATTTGTCTCAGGTTCTCAAGGCTGGTAATGTTCTTGGAACACCTGAGATCTCTGTAGAATCAGATGGTGCTCAGATGTATATGAAAGCCTTGGATGTTAATAATGATTCATCTGATACTTTCAAGATTGATCTGGGACCAAATTCTCAGACTTTTCGGTTTGTATTTAAGACCGAAAACTTTAAGATGGTATCCAATGTAGATTATGATGTAGAAATCTCATCTAAGGGTATCGCTCGTTTTTCATTTCAAGATAAGATCCAATATTGGGTAGCTACTGAAAGTACCTCTACTTTTGGGGGGTAAATGAATAAAGACATATTATGGGTAGAGGAGTTTCGTCCTTCTACAGTTGATGATTTAGTTTTACCTGAAAGTATCAAGGATACTTTTAGAAATATAATTGGTGAGGGTAAGATACCAAATCTTATTCTCAGTGGAAGTGCCGGCACTGGTAAAACTTCTGCAGCTATGGTATTGTGTAAGGAACTTAATTGTGACTACATGATTATCAATGGATCTGATGAAGGTCGATTGATTGAAACTCTTCGGAATAAACTTACGCAATACTGTAGCTCCGTTTCTATGTCTGGGGGTAGAAAGGTTGTCATCATTGATGAGGCCGATTATATGACTCCAGATTCAGTCCAGCCTGCAATGAGAGGTTTCATTGAGAAGTTCTCATCCAACTGTTCTTTTATCTTCACTTGTAATTTCAAGAATAGGATCATAGAACCAATTCATTCTCGTTGTGCAGTCATTGACTATGGCTTGTCTCCAAGTGACAAACCATTGATGGCTAAACAATTCACAGAGAGATGCCAATACATTCTCAAGGAGAAGTCTGTTGATTATGAACAGAAAGTTCTCATGGAATTGGTCATCAAACATTTTCCAGATTTTCGTAGAATCCTGAATGAACTTCAGAGGTATTCTGTTTCTGGTAAAATAGACTCTGGCATTTTGCTAAATATTAGTGATACCAACATGAATGAGCTGGTATCTGCCCTTGCAGAGAAAAAGTTTAAAGAAGTTCGTGCATGGGTAGTGAATAATCTTGACAATGACCCACAAAAGGTGTATCGTAAGGTGTACGATAAATTGTACGAGAAATGTGATCCTAGTTCCATTCCTCAGATAATTTTGATAATTGCTAATTATCAGTACAAGTCTGCATTTGTGGCAGATCAAGAAATTAATCTAATGGCCTGTTTAGTGGAGATAATGTCTAATGCCAAGTTCAAGTAAATATTTTCAATATAATCTAAGTGATCTAGAACAGTCTGCATCTAGAAAACTTTTCAACGTAGTGTCATTCTTTGCGGGTGGTGGTGGCTCATCTTGTGGCTACAAACTTGCAGGGGGTGATGTTCTTTGTGTTAATGAATTCCAGCAAGTTCATGCCGATACGTACAATGCCAACTTTCCCAATACTCCTGTTATAGTTGAGGACATTAAAAATGTCACTGGTGCTATGATCAGAGAAAAGATTGGGGATGTTGATATTGATATATTAGATGGTAGTCCACCTTGTCCACCATTTTCTATGGCTGGTAGTAAAAGAGAGGGCTGGGGTAAAGAGAAGGTAGCCTATGGTTTCAAACAAGAACGTATCGAAGATCTGACTTTTGAACAAGTTCGATTAGTTGGGGATCTGAAACCCAAAACCATCGTATGTGAGAATGTCAAGGGTCTGACAATGGACTATGCTCGGGATTACTTGAACATGATGCTCAATGAGTTTGAGAAACAAGGCTATGTCATGTCTTGCAAAGTTCTAAATGCATGGGAACATGGTGTGCCTCAAAAACGTGAGAGGGTGTTCATTATTGGTGTTCGTCAAGATGTTGCAGATAAGGTCGGGGTTAATTGGATGAATATTACCAGATTATTCCCTCAGCCTGACACTGAGAATAAACCAACCATCAGAGATGCTATTGAAGATCTTCAGAATGAACCAGATAACATAGAAGAGGCTAAGGAACTAGAAGAGGCAATGAAGAACAGTTCCAAGGGTCATTGGGTTTATGGTTTTGAAACTCATCCAGACTTTCCAGGCTCAGGACCATGTGAGGGTTTGAAGGGTGTGAAGAACAGAGATAAGGTAATTTCTGTTGGTGACAATGTAGTTGGACCTTGGTTTCAGGAACAGATCAGAAATGGTATCATTAAACCAGAGGATGAAAAACATTCTTATTATATGTCAAGGGTTGTTCCTTATGATCAGGCAGCTCATTCACTAACTGAGAAAGGTTTGATGTCTAAGTTCATGGGTGGAAATCATTTTCATCCAGAGGAATTGAGAATCTATACTTTGAAGGAGGCTGGTAGAATCATGACTTTACCTAATGATTATATTCATGTAGGTGGTCTTGATGACAGTCAGGCAAGAATAGGATTGATGGTTGCTCCGTTGTGCCTTCACTATCTTGCCAAATCAATTTATGAAAATGTGTTAGAACCTTATGATAAAAATTAATTTACATAAAGACTACAGATCTTTTAAATCTAGAGGTCAAGGGATGGGTATGCTGTCTGTAGATGAAGTCTGGAATGGTAAATTTCTCACTGAAGAAGCTTATGAAAAAGTGGTATCCCCCAAAGAAGATACTGTAATCTTAAAACCAAATTCAGATACTCCTCTAGCTTATGTGGTTTGTAATGCATATCCAGATGATCAAGTTTTTGATTGCCTAAAAACAATTGAAGACACTACAAAGATGAGGGCAAATGCATCTGGTCCCATCCTAGATTCTGAAATGAAAGAAAAAGGAATTACAGAGTATCGATTGAGAACTCCTAATTCCTATCAAGTAAAAACCAAGTCTGGAAAATGGGGAATGATTGCTTATGCAAATGAGATTCATTCTGTCATGGCTGGATGGAAAAGAGGTAGATTTACAGGTGCAATTGAAGCCTCTGGATGGACAAAAGATAATCCAGAAAAATTTGAAACTCTAAAACAAATTGGTAAGTATAATGAGATGGCTTTTGAAAAGGTCGATCCAGTTCGTTATCAGTCTCAAAAAACATTTGCTGAAAAGTGTATTTCTACAGAGCATAGATTTGGAATTGTAACTACTCTTTCGATGAATCGTTACAGTGATTTGGGTCTAGGTTCAAAGGGAATGTCTGTTCATGTTGATTCTGGTGATACCGAAGCTGGTATGACAACTATGTGTCATTTCAGGGATGGAAACTACGATGGTGCTTATTTGACATTTCCTAGATACAAAATTGCAATTGATGCTCCTCATAATTCAGTTATTATTGCTGACAGTCTAGAATTGCATGGAGTGACTTCAATTCAAGGAGAAGGAACCAGATATACTTGCGTTGCGTATTGTGATCGAAGGTTGGCAACTATGGGTCAAATGGGTAAAACTCAAAAACTGATTGGTAAGTATGCTGACAATCCAACATTGGAGGAATTTTGGACATAATTATTGCAACATTTAGGAGGCTAAATAGACAGATCTCATTGAATAATTTTCCAGAAAAATATAAGTCCAAAGTCTGTTTGGTTGTTCAACCTCAAGAAGAAGAGGAAGCTAGAAAGATTCACTCTAATGTTTGGGTTTTGAGTGGAGATAATATTGGTTATGCAAATACTATCAAAGAAATAACCTATGAATGGTCTGTAAATAGAGGAGTCTATTTTTGGATGATGGACGATGACTTGGATTTTTTCAAGAATTTTCCAGAAGGTGACAAAGGCCATAAACAAGCCATGGAAGTCTCAGATTTTGATGAAATGTTTGAAGAGACAAAACAATGGTTAGATGGGGGATTGGTACACGGGGCTTTAGGAACCACATGGGTTACTCCTTGGGATAAGTATCCTTATCTAAACAATAGTAGAATATGTGGAAACAAAATATACAATGGTAAGGAACTTGCAAAGGTTTGGGATCAAATTGATTGGGTTGGATGCTGCGGTGCGGAAGATTTCTATGTCAATTTACAATTACTAACCAAGGGTTATGCTAACAAAGTATGGTACAAATATGTGGTTGCTCCAGGCCCTTCTTATGAAGAAGGTGGATGCTCCGATTATAGAGATCTGGAATATCACAATAACTCATGCAAAGACCTCGCAAGAAAATTTCCTGAGTTTGTGAGACTTAAAGAAAATGTGGTAAAGTCAGGCCCATGGAAAGGTGTTCCTAAGTTGGGATGTCATGTTCAATGGAAGAAGGCATATCAATCGTCACAACAAACATCCCTCAAGGATTTCTTCTAATGGCTGAACTCAAAGAATATTTGAATGCTATCAACTATACTAAAGAAAATCTTATGGATGAAGATCCATATTATGAGAAAAAATACCCAGCCTGGGTTGTCAATCGTGCATTGTATTCTCATTCAGATATGATATTTCTTGTCAATGAAATGAATTTAAACAGTCATTTAGAATCTAAGCTTCAATTTGATTTTCTACTAAATACTTGTAGATCTAGGAAGAGGTTTTCTCCCTGGCTCAAAAGTTCTAAAATACATAATTTAGATTTAGTAAAAGAATATTTCGGATATAGTGATCAGAAAGCTAAAGACGCATTATCAGTGCTGACAGACGAAGACATAGACTATATTCGGAGCAAATTGAATAAAGGTGGAAAATGAATGATGAATTGACTTGGACTCCCGAAGATATGATGGAAGTCACTCTGAATGAACCAGATGACTTTTTGAAGGTTAGGGAAACTTTATCACGAATTGGTGTTGCTTCGCGAAAAGAAAGAAAACTATATCAGTCATGTCATCTCCTTCACAAGAAGGGGAAATACTATGTTGTTCATTTCAAGGAATTATTTGCACTTGATGGCAAAAAGTCAAGTCTAACTGATAATGATATAGAAAGACGAAACACGATAGCTGGTCTTTTGAGTGATTGGGGTTTGGTTGGTCTGGTAGGTAATCCAGAGCCCAAAGCTCCTTTAAGTCAAATAAAGGTACTCTCCTTTAATGAGAAGGATGAGTGGATTCTTGAAACAAAATACAACATAGGTAAAAAAAAGGATGAGTGATATTAAATTATTGAAACTAAAGTCTGGCGAGGAATTAATCGGTGATGTTACAGTAGTGGGAGACTCTGTTACCATCGCCAATCCTTGCCAGATTATTCCCACACAGGACGGCATGGGATTTGCTCCATGGCCTCCCTTTTCCAAAAACAATAACGTAACAGTATCCAAAGATTGGACCATTTGCATTACTGAACCAGTTGATGCAGCTAGAGATGCATGGAACAGTAAATTTGGTTCTGGAATCGTATTACCAAATATGCAATTGAATGGATAAAAGTCTTGACTTTTTCAAATTGAGGAGATATACTATATGATGAAACTTGGAGATATATGGATTTTTATACGAATGTAAC